TAGTAGTGGGTCCAGTTGGACAAACGGCTGTAGTATTTAATAATTTAACTTTTTCTTTAATATCAAATGCTACAAGCACAGAAACAGGAGGCGGTTTTCAATGTACAATTGGACCGTTAAATGATAGAGCTTAATTATGTCAGGAATTACAAATTATACATATGATACTTTAAAACAAGCAATCCTAGATTACACTGAGGTTGATAGTAATGTATTTACTACAACTATTTTAGATGGTTTTATTATGGCTGCACAAAACAGAATTAATTTAGACCTTCCTATGGACTCAGATAGATTTCAAGATCAAGGACAATTGGTGACAGATTTTAATACAATTACTATGCCTGTTAAACTTTTATTTGTAAGAGGTATAGAAGTGTTTAATTCAACAGCAAATACTAACGGTCAAGGAATATGGTTAGAGAAACGTGATCAAACATTTATGTCAGAGTACGTTGGTAATTTAACAGGAACATCTGGTGGTGCAGCATCTCAAGATGTAACAGGTCTTCCTAAATACTATGCAATGTTTGGTGGTGCAACAACAGGAGCAACAAGATCTACTTCAGGTGCTATTTATTTAGCTCCAACACCAGACGCTAATTATCAATATATTATACATTATAATGCAATGCCTGTAGGATTAGGTTCTGGTGGTGATGGAAATTCTAATACTTATTTAAGTAATTACTTTCCTCAAGGTCTATTATATGCTTGTTTATCAGAAGCATTTATGTTTTTAAAAGGTCCAACAGACATGTTGACACTATATGAAAATAAGTATAAAACTGAACTACAAAAGTTTGCAGCGATGCAACTTGGAAGAAGAAGAAGAGACGATTACACGGATGGAACAATAAGAATACCAATCGAGTCAGCGCCTCAGTAATTAGGAGATAAAAATTATGGCAATAACATCAGCAGTATGTAACACTTTCAAGACAGAAGTTTTAAGAGCTATTCACAATTTTACAAATGGTGGAAATGAATTTAAACTAGCATTGTACACAAGTAGTGCTACATTAAATAAATCAACAACAGCTTATACATCATCTAACGAAGTAGCTAATGGTAATGGCTACACTACTAAAGGGGTAGCGTTAACAAACGTAACACCGGCTTTATCAACTGACACTGCATGTTGTGATTTTGCAGATGTATCTTTTACATCAGCTTCTTTTACAGCTAACGGTTGTTTGATTTTTAATGAAACAGCAAGTGGTGATCCAGCAGTTTGCGCAATAGCATTTGGTGGAGACAAAACTGTATCAAGTGGAACTTTTACAATTCAATTTCCAACAGCAGACGCATCTAACGCAATCCTTCGTATAGCATAGAGGTAACGACGGATGTCCGTTACTAGAACTTTTACAGTAACGGTAGTCAGTACCGGTTCAGGAAATAAATATTTTATTGATGGAGTACAACAAGCTACTTTACTTTTAGGTGAAGGTGGTACATATAAATTTGATCAATCCGATAATTCAAATGGTAATCACCCTTTAAGATTTTCAACAACTAGTGATGGAACACATAGTGGAGGTGACGAGTACACTACTGGTGTAACTACAAACGGTAGTCCAGGTAATGCTGGGGCTTACACTCAAATAGTTGTAGCTGAAAGTGCACCAACTCTTTATTACTATTGCACAAATCACTCAGGAATGGGTGGACAAGCAAATACTGTTGACGGAAACTCATGGGGACTTATGTCCTGGGGTGCAAACGAATATGGAAGTCAAGATGCGATTGATGTTATACTAACCGGTGTATCAGCTACATCCAATGTAGGTGCTGTAGATGCTTTTAATACAGAAGGTTGGGGTAGACAGGAATGGGGCAACTCCGGTTGGGGCGTAGATTATGCAGTACAACCCACGGGTTTATCTGCTACATCAGCAATTGGAAGTGTTACTGCTTTGGACACACAAACTGTTATACCAACAGGGGTTAGTGCAACTTCTTCTGTAGGTTCTATAACTGCGGGTGTATTATCTATTGCAGCTTTAACAGGTGTACAAGCACAAACAGAATTAGGTACTTTTGATAACGCAGGTACATTAGTTGGTTGGGGTAGAAATGGTTGGGGTGAAGAACCTTATGGAGATTCGTTTAATAGTTTAGTTCAACCTGTTGGAGTTAGTGCAACATCTAGCCTTGGATCATTAACAGCTACACCAGAAACATTTGTATCTTTAACAGGGTTGAGTTCTACTTCTGCTGTAGGTAGTTTAGATTTTATTGTAAGTCCTGTAGTTATACCAACTGGATTATCAGTTACATCTAACGTCGGTGCTCCTTTAATAACACAGGCCACTGTTGGATTAACAGGTCTTGGAATGACTTCTACAGTTGGTGGAATAATTCTAGATGCTTTAATAGTTGAATTAGATGGTCTATCTACAACTTCATCTGTAGGAGCTTTATCAGAACAAATTTCTCAAGTTCTAACAGGTGTATCATCAACATCTGCTGTAGGAACTTTAGTTCCTGAAATAGGAGTTCCAGTAACGGGTCTATCAACTACATCTGCAGTAGGTTCAATTTCACCTTCAGATGTAATGGGCTTAACAGGAGTACAAGCGACAACAGAGTTAAACCCTAATGTTGGTTTAAAGTATTTAAATAGATTAATTCCTAAAGATGGCACAGGTTATACTAGATTATCACCTAAAGATGGCACAGGTTACACAAGAAAAACAGCAAACTAATGTTTGACTTTAAGTATATAAGTAATATAAATTAACAAGCTAACAGGAGAACAAAATTATGGCATCAACTTTTACAAACCTTGGCGTAGAGCTAATGGCAACTGGCGAAAATGCTGGTACTTGGGGAACAAAAACTAACGCTAACTTACAACTTGCAGAACAGTTATTAGGTGGATTTAAAATTCAAACCTTAAATGCAGCAGGTACAGGAGCTAACACTACAGCATTAACAGTAGAAGATGGAGCTTTAACAGGTGCCGCTCAAAACAGAGTTATTATTCTTGGTGCAGTATCACCAGAAGCAATTACAGGAAACAAAGTTGTAACATTCCCTCTTCTTACAGAAACTTTTTATTTTATTAAAAACAGCACATCAGGTGCATACACAGTTCAGTTAAAAGCAGCTTCTGGTTCAGGAGCTACAGTTACTTTTTCAGCAACAGACAAAGGATATAAAGCTATATACCTTGATGGTGTTGCAACTAATACTGGAGTTATTGAAATACCTTTATCTACAGCAGGTACAGTAACAGAAACTGGCACTCAAACTTTAACAAACAAAACTTTAACATCACCTAAAATTGGAACTTCAATTTTAGATACTAATGGAAACGAATTATTTAAACTAACTGCAACAGGTTCAGCGGTTAATGAATTAACATATGCTAATGCAGCAACAGGAAACAAACCAGCATTTACTGCAACTGGTGGTGATACTAATATTGGTGTATCAATACAACCAAAAGGTTCGGGAACAGTTACTATTGATGCTTTAACTTTTCCTGCGGCAGACGGATCAGCAGATCAAATTTTAACAACTAATGGTTCTGGAGTATTATCTTTTGTAGATAATTCTGGCGGTACATCATGGCAAGCAGTAAAAACTTCTGGTTTTACAGCTGTTGCTGGTGAAGGTTATTTTATTAATACAACAAGTGGTGCTATAGAAATGGACTTACCTGCAGGAAGTATTGGAGACGAAGTATCTTTTATAGATTATGCAGGAACATTTGATTCTAACGCACTTACAGTTGATCCAAATGGTTCAGAAAAAATTGCAGGATCTACGGATAGTTTAACAGTTTCAGTAGAAAGAGCGGCTAACACATTGGTCTATGTAGATGGAACTCAGGGTTGGCTCTTAAAAAATAATTAAGGAGCTTAATGACATTATATAGAAATATTCAAGGATTTGCCATCAAGTCTTATGCAGGTGATCCAGCTAATCCTAAAGAAGGACAAATTTGGTATAATTCAGTTTCACAAAAATTAAGGGGTAGAAATAATTCAGCTACTGTAACAATCACAACGTCTTAAAATTATGAGTACTTATAAAGCTTTAATTGGAAAATATGTAAGATCAGTATCAAGTGATCCTACTGCAGCTTATGCTGATGGTGAAATTTGGTATAATACAAGTAGTAATACTTTTAAAATTGGTCTTCAAGTAGGAGCATGGGCATCTGGTGGTACTGTAAATACTGCAAGAAGATATACAAATGGTGGTGGAACTCAAACTGCAGGATTAATGGTTAATGGATACTCAACAGGTTTTAGTGCTGACACAGAAGAATACAATGGTTCATCTTGGACATCTGTAACTAACGCACCTTTTGCAGTTTATAATTCATCAGGTGGAGGAACTCAAACTTCTTTTTTTATGACAGGTGGAGATTTAGGTCCCTCGGTTAACACAGTTACTGCTGAATACGATGGATCTAACTGGACTACTACTAATAATAACCCCAACGCTAGAAATGGTGGTGGTGGATGTGGAACACAAACTGCAGGTTTATATGCAGGTGGTCAAGGAAATACTGGCACACAAACTTATAATGGCAGTTCATGGACTTCTACTGGACATAGTTTGAATGAGGCAAGAAAAGAAGTAAGTCAAGCTATGACTGGAATCACAACTGCTGCCGTAATTGTAGGTGATCAACCTTCAAGTGCTGTTGTAGAAGAATATAATGGTAGTTCGTGGACTTCTCAAACAGCGGTACCTACTGCAGGTTATGCAAGAAGTTCTAGTGGTATACAAACTTCAGCTTTATACTATGGAGGAGGTTCTAGTGGTTTTGGAGGAACTACAGCTGCTTTATATGATGGTTCAGCTTGGACAAACGTAGCTGATTTAGCTACTCCAAGAGGCGGAGGTGCATCAGGTAAAAATGCTTCAACATCATCTTTAGCTTTTATGGCTGGAGGACAAACACCTGGTCCAAGTAATAGTAATAAAACAGAAGAATGGACAAACGCAGCTGGTATAAAAACAGTAACAACAAGTTGATAATGAAAAAAATTTATAATATAAGATTAATAACAAAGGGATAAAAAATATGTCACTATTTATATACGGAACAGCTACAAATACAGGTAAAGATTTTTTTACTCGTCAAAATAGATTAGATTTTTTTCTTGAAAGTCACATTGGAGACGTGTGGGTTGTTGGTAATAATGAAAAAGGTGCTTTGTGGTTAGCTAGCAAAAATGCTGTTATAAAAACAAAAGAAGAAGCACAAGCTATTGTTGATGCAGAAATAACTGCAGCTCAAGCAGCTTGGGATGCTTTGGATTTTGAATCATCAGAGGAAAGAAGTTTAGCTAACGGTTCTAGACCAGTTCCAACAACATTACCTTAGGAATTTATAATGAGTAGTTACAATGTAATTAATGGATTAAAAGTTAGGTTTCTAACAGCAGATCCCCCTAGTCCAGAAAATGGTGAGGTATGGTATAATTCAAGTTCTATACGTGCTCAAGGTATTGCGGGTACAGGCGTATGGTCGTCTGGTGGATCCGCTCCAGCAGGACTTTCAGGATCAAGTATGGCTGGTAATAATACAGATGCTATGCAGTGGGGTGGAGACAATGGAGGTGGAACTCCTACTTGGCCTAGAACTTCACATCATTATAATGGTACTTCTTGGACAGGAGATGGAACTATTCCTACATCAGTTAACAATACAGGACAAGCAGGAGTAGGACATACAACTGCTATAATGTGGGGAGGTTATAATCCCCCAGGTGGTGCAGCAAGTGTAACAAATATATTTAATGGTTCATCTTGGACAGCGAGTGGAAATTTAAATAATGCTAGACAATATGCTTATTCTACTGGAGCTGGCCCACAAACAGCAGCTGTTGCAATAGGTGGAGGTCCAAACCAAGCTGTACACGAACATTTCAATGGATCTAGTTGGACGACAAAAACAAGTTTTCCTAGCGGAGCAAATTCTGTATATGCAATTGGAACACAAGCGGCAACTTTAGGTGTTTCAGGTGCTAATGGAACAACAGCATCTTGGAATGGTTCATCTTGGACTGGAATCCCATCTAGTTTAAATAATAATAGACAGTATGGAGCAGCAGGAGGTTCAAATACTTCATCAGCATATGTATTTGGAGGAGGAAGTTCAACTACAGTAGAATTATATAATGGCACAAGTTGGGCTACACAACCTTCTATGGCTAGGGCTAGAGAAAGTGGTGGTGGATCAGGAATTACAAGTAATGCATTAATAGCTGGATCAACATACGGTAATAGTTCTGTAGAAGAATTTACTATTCCATTTGGAACTGCAACAATATCTTCAAGTTAGTCTTTACATATTAGTTTAAATAGCTATATTAAGGTTATTCAATGAAAGGAATAAAATGACAGAAAAAAGAAATATACATGCATTAATAGAAAAAGAAGCGCCTAGCTTAAATAATTTATTAGATCCAAATGATGTAAAAGAATTTAAAGAAATGACATCCGAGTTAAGAGATACTTGGACTAAAAAACAAGTCTTTAGAACAGAAACAGAAATGAGAATGTCTGTTTTACAAGATGCAAAATATCCAACAAAAGCTTCTAAGTATTGGCAGTGTGTCAGAGAACAAAATGTATTTTTAGAAAATTTAATGACTTTGTCTTTTGATTGTAGACGTAATGAAGTTAGATTAAAAAGATTACAAGAAAAATTAAAGACAGAAGAAGATCCTTTAAAAAGAGAATTACTTCAAATAGATATAGATGAAAAAAGATATGGTTTAGCCAACATGCAACTTACTGCTAAAGACAGAATGAGAGAAATTAAACTATGGTCAACTCTTAAAAAAGAATTTAATGATGGTTCATTTGATGATAAAGACGTTAACAGACATCAACTAGAATCTTACCATCAAATTATGAAAAACAAAGCAGAGACATTGACTCAAGGATCATCTCAGCCAGAAGTATTTAATGTGCTTGGACAGTTACAAACAATAGAAAGAGTTAAAAAATCAGGAGAAATGATTTACAATAAGAAAGAACAATTGACCAATGACCTTGGAGCCACCGAAAAATAATTTTGATTTTATATTTTTAGGTCAAGCGGTATTAAAATATCAAGTACCTCTTGATATATATAATACTATTAATAATAT